GGTCAAGGCGCTGCGGGATGCGGTCGCCATGGAAGGCCTCCGCGGGCTGGTGATGTTGACGCCCTACGACACGGGACGTGCGCGGGGCAACTATCAGGTCACCGCGGGCGCTCCGGCCGAGGGCTATGCGCCCGAGAAGTTCGACAAGACCGGACAGGTCGCGGTTGCGTCTGGCGAGGAGGTCGTCGCAGCAACCAAGGACCCGTGGGCCGTCATCTGGATCCACAATGGCGTGCCGTATATCACCTATCTGAACGACGGCACGCCGCCGCACGAGATCCGCCCGCGTAACGCCAGGGCGCTGGTGTTCAAGGACGCCCAGGGAAATACGGTCATCACGGGCGCCGTTCATCATCCGGGCACGCCCGCGTTCCACATGCTCGAGCAGACGGTGGACCGTCTCCGTCGGAGGTTCGCCTGATGGCCTACCTCGACGGGTTCGGCGCGGAAGGTGACCACCTGCGGAGTCGCTTCAATACGCTCTGGGTTAGCGGTAGCCCGTCCACGGCGCGGACGGAAATCGCGTGGGGCAACGTCAACTTCACGCCGCCTGAGAGTGCGTCATGGGTACGCTTCAGCGTGAATCATTCCGGGGCGTCACTGGCGAGCGTGGGGACAAGCCCGCTCCATCGTTACGACGGGAACGTGCTCATCGAGGTGTTCGTGCCGCTCAACGACGGCGAGGTCAACGCCGACGCACTATGTGACGCTGCGGAGGCGATCTTCCGCGACTACCGCACCCAGCAGGGTCTCAGGTTCGACAGCCCGTACACGCTGAACATGGGCGAGTCCGGCGGCTGGTACAAGAAAGACGTGATGTGTCCGTTCGTGCGGGACACGGTGTTCAGCTAAACCGAAGGGGGACAACGAGATGTCAGACGCGAACCGGGCATCCATCGGATACGTCGAGGAATCGACCTGGGGCACCACGCCCACGGCCGCGCTCCAGACGCTCAGGATCACGGGCGAGAGCATCCAGGACAACGAGGAAGTCGCCGAGAGCGCCGAGATCCTGTCGGACCGCAACCTGCGTGACTACGTGCGGAGCGGCGAGTACAGCGCCGGTTCGCTCAACTTCGAGCTGACCGACGACGTGCTGGACGATCTGCTTGAGGGCGTGATGGCCGGAAGCTGGGCCACGAACGTGCTCATCAACGGCACCACGAAGCACTCGTATACGTTCGAGAAGAAGTTCCCGGTGGACGGTTCCCCGTCGACGCTCTACTGGGCGATCACGGGGGCGCGCATCGACACGCTCAACCTGACGATGAACCAGGGCCAGATCATCACCGGATCGCTCGGCGTCATCGGGAAGGCAGGCAACGAGGCGACGAGCTCCGTCGGCACGAGCTACACGGCGGCGGGGACCACCCAGGTGCTCTCGGCCGAGGACATCACGGCCCTCACGGAGGCTGGCACGAGCCCCGGGAACGTGACACAGCTCTCGCTCTCGCTGACCAACAACCTTCGGCGCCAGCACGTCGTCGGCGGCGCGGACCCCATCGGGATCGGTTACGGCGGCTTCCGGGCGACCGGCCAACTCACGATGTACTTCGAGAACTTCGACCTCTACGCCAAGTACGAGGCCGAAACCAAGACGGCGCTGGTCTGCACGGTCACGACGCCCGGTACGCCGACGGCATATCTGACGTTCACGGTGCCGGCTGTTCGGTGGGGCGCCCCGCAGATCCTGGTGCCCGGAGTGAACCAGGACGTGATGGCATCGTTCCCGTTCACGGCGGTCTACGACTCCACCACCGGCGGCTCGTTCAAGGTCACGCGGTCGGCGTAACACCCCCAACGCGCGGGAGGCGCAAGGGACGATGGATCTCAAGAACCTGAAGACGAGCACCGAGAAGGAGAACGAGGGCGTCTGGCAGCCAGCGGGCGAGGGTTGCGAACTCAAGATCGCGCGGTTCGGCAATCCCCGCTCCCAGCGGCTTTTCCAGAGCCTCACCCGGCCGTTCCGTCGGCAGATCGAGAACGGCACGATGGACCCCCAGAAGCAGGAAGACATCGTCTGCCGCGTGCTCGCCGAGGCGGTGCTGCTCGACTGGCGCGGCCTCGAGGAGAGCCGGAACGGCGACGGCCCGAAGCAACTCGTCTACTCGACCGATGAGGCCTTCCGGGTGCTCAAGGAATACCCGGAGCTTCGGGCGATGGTCGAGGACTACTCGAAGGACGTGGAGGCGTACCGGGAGCGCGAGTTGGAGGAATCCGCGGGAAACTGACGGACCGCCTACGCTGGGAACTGGCGTGGGCGGCTGAACTGGAGAAGCCATGGATACGGCAGGCAGCCGAAGCTGGACGCCCGACGCCGCTGGACAGCCGGCCGGATCTCTTTACGGATCTCCAGTGGGTATGGGACGCATTCGGTCAACTCAGCAGCTCCAGAGCGGTCACGATGGGTGGCGTCGGCGGCATCCCGTTCACAGCCATCGACCGCTACGCCGACCGCTACCAGGTCGAGGACTTCGAGGTCTTCCATCGTCTCATCACGGCGATGGACGCGGCGTTTCTCCAGCATGTGAACAAGCGGACGGATCATGCCTGACGCCCGCCTGAACCTCGGCATAGACCCGACCAGCGCGAAGCAGGGCGCCCGCGAGTTCGAGCAGGCCGTCGATCGTGGCGTTACGCAGCCGGCAAAGCGCGCTGCGCTCGCCGTGCGCGAGACCGAGGCCAGCTTCAAGTCGATGGCTCGGGCTTCTACCGCGAGCCTCGGGGAATCTCGCGCCGCTTTCGCTCGCCTGGATGCCGCCGGAAAGCAGTCTGCCCTCTCCTCGGCGGTCGCTTCCAGGCAGTTCATGAGCCTCGCCGAAGCGGAGAAGGCCATGGGGTCTGCCGCGCGCATCAGCGGCACCGGCATGGGGCGCCTGCGCCTCGAAGTCGGGTCTCTCGCCTTCCAAGCAGCGGGCCTGCCGGGTACCATCGGCCGCGCGGCCACGGCGCTCGGGGCGGCGAGCATCGGCACGCTGACGACGCTGGGCATCTTTGCGGGGCTGGCTGCCGTCGCGACGGCATTCAACAAGATCACGTCCAGGAGCCGAGAGGCGAAAAAGGCCATCGACGATTTCATCTCATCGTCCAAGACGCTCAAGGACCTGAAGACCCAGGAAGCGATCGCCGGGGCACGTGCCGAACTGGAATCGCTGCGCAATGAGGAGCCTCGGGGCAACTTCATCACGCGCATTTTTGGCGCGCTGTTTGGACCTGGGATGACGACGTCGGAGGGCCTGTCGCAAAAGCAGATCGAGCGGATGCACGAACTGTCGATACGTCTGCGGGATTACGAATTACAGACGCCGATCTTCAGCCAGATGACCGACCGCACGGCAGCGAGTCAGGGGCGTCTCGCCGATGCGATCGAGACGACCAGCAAGGCCTTAGCTGACGCACGGTTCCAGCGCGGCTTCAAGATGCCCCAGGCCGATGCCGATGCGCTGGACCGCAAGATCAAGGCGCTGACGACGAGCCTTGTCGCCATGAACGCCGAGGCGGCCAAGTTCGGCGGCGTCAGCGGCATCCGCTTCCTCCAGGCAGTGCTCTCCGGTGCACTGGTAGGCGCTCCGAATGCCGGGCTTCTGACGGGGCCCCAGCCGGTATTCGGCTATCGCTTCGACGAGCGTGGCCGGCGGGTCCCGAACTGGGTACCCCAGGGTCCGATCAGCCTGCCGAATCCGACGCCGCAGGTCCCTACGCCGCCGCCGCTAGACATCCAGATGGCGAGCAGGCTCAGGACGTGGATGTACGTCAACGGCGGGAGCCTGAACAACGCGGCGCAGGGCTTCAACTACATGGCTGGATTCATGCCTGGGATGGCCGGTCAGGTCATGTCCGGCGCGGGCAACGTGATGGCCGCAGCAGCAGCCGGCGGTCCGGTAACTGCTGGGATCGCCGCAGCGACGACAGCCCTCGGAATCTTCGCTCAGACGATCGACAAGCCGTCCGCCGCCCTGCTGCACTTCCAGAACGCCGTCGAGCAGGCGACGCAGGGTCTCCAAACGCAGTTCCAGCTCCTCGACATCAGCGACCCGCGCAAGCAGTTCCAGATGCAACTCGCGAAGGCGCAAGCGACGCTCCCGGGCTCGCAGTTCGGTGGCGTGTTCAAAGGGCTGACGATCGAGAACATCCACCAGCGGATCCAGGAAATGTACGCCTCCGGCGAGTGGGCGAGGCTGGAGAATTGGGCGAAGAACATGCCGTCTGGACTTCCAGGAAACCCAAAGGAGCGCGCCCAGGCCGAACTCGATTTCATCAAGCAACTTGAGGCCATGGCCGACGCGGCTGGCAATGTCGTCCAGGAACTCAACCGCATGGCGGTCGCGATCCCCGAGGCATGGCCGCTCGCCTATTGGCAGCAGATCGCCGGCGGTGGGAACGTCTCCGGCACGGGTTCTGGCTACGGCGGCGGCGGCTGGGGCATGGGCGGACCCGGAGGAGGGCCTGGCGGGGGCAAGAGCTACGGGATCATCATCAACGTAAACGGGGCGACCGATCCGTTCACCACCGCGCAGGCCGTCGTCCAGGCGATCGGTCAGATCAAGGCCCAGGGCGGCACGACGGCGCTGGACTACTATTACCAGCCGCGGCAATCCTGATGCGCACTGACCTCGTCTCCGGTGAGCTCACGCTGATCCAGTCGGCGCAGTACGACGAATACTGGCGCCTGAAGGTGGCGAACGGCGACGGCACGATGATCGACATCTCGAACCGCATTAAGAGCGGCGCGGTTCACCTGCCGAACCCTAACGGCACCATCGGGACGGCGGACATCGTGCTCTGGCGCGATGCGAACGACGATATCGCTGGAAGCCTGGCCCCGCTCGTGGAGCAGGGCACGACCTATAACGTGCTCGACGACGGCACCACCTACTCTTCGCTGCTCCAGATAGGGCGCGCGGCCACCCTGGAGATCGCGGTCACCGCTCGGGGCGCGGGACGGCCCACCGATGCTTCGACCTCATGGCACCCGCTGCTGACCGGATACGTGCAGAAGCCCGAATGGCCGGGCCGCTACGGGGACGTGACCCTGCATCTCTACGATCAGGCCTACGCGCTCAAGCGCTCCTACGTGGAGAGCACGAACACGTACTCGTCGGGCACCGCGATCGAGACGGTGATGCAGGCAGTCCTCGACGACAACATGGGCTCCGGCGCCTACACGCTCTACGTGGACGGGACGGGCTCGCCTTCGGACGCCACCGGCGCGGTGCTCTCGGTGCAATACAAGCCGGCCAAGGATCCG